GACGGCAAATCAGGGTTTCTTACGCCCTTACCTCACAGTGGTACCCTTGAGACAATTAAGTCTCACATGCTATTAGCATAAATCCTTTTTATAGGACTCTGTGAATCTAATAGCACTGTGTCGGTTGAATTAAATCTACTAACACTATCCTTTCTTCAAAGTAGTTTTACACTACTATTCGAACGATGAATTAGACATGTAATAATCCAATTACAATGTTTGTCCTCCTAGATAGAAGATCAAAACCCTCAAATCTTTAAATCAAATTGTTAACAAAAACAACATGTTAATAATCAGTTTAAAGAAAATCAGGGCACTGATTCGAACATCAGATAAACAACAACAAACAATATGTTGAAGTTACCGGATGCACGTCTCAGTAAGTTTGATCAAACTACTAAAAGTGTAAACAAAGATAATTAAATATCATTCAAGTCTATTTCGTCAGACTGAATCTCCTCTGATTGTTGTTCAAGACTTAATGAGTCTACTGGTTCTAAAAGTTTAACCTCTTCGCTCCCAAGGGAGGTCGGAATGTTGTCTTTTAAACACAGAGCTCGAAAAGCTCGATTAACATCTTCAGAGAAGTCTTCATAATCCGGGTAATTCTCAGGTAAGTCAAAAGACTTCGGCCTCAATGCGACTCCTAAGCTCTTTTCAAAGCTTTTAGGGTCAAAACTTGTAGGATCGAAATCTAGATTTACATACTGAAGAAAATCCGGACCAACATCGAGATCCATAAGCGAAACAATATGCTTAACGGTATTCTCGGTATTATCTGACAAATTCATAGTCGTAAGAAGAAATTCACGTCTAAATGTATCATAACCAAACTCCTGACCTCCTTGGAGGAAACGTTTTAAGAACAATGAGTCAATTGCAATTTGTAGTTGCTTTTTAACTCGTTTATCGGAACAAGGAATTTGATAAGTATTAATAAAAGAAAGCGAAGGAAAAGACCTTAGTGGCTGATCGAGAAGCAATTCCCGAAGAGCACTATGGGTCATACACCTCTTTGTTACTCTTTGAATATCAACGGGTCCTAAAAAGCACTCGTGATACTCTTTTGAAGTAACAGGGCTGTTAAAGACCCTCTCTTCTTCTAACATACTTGATACATTTTTCTCTCTAATTGACAGATAAGGAATTGAAATACATCCATCCATGGGTTCCATCTTTCTAAATAAATCATTTAAATAACAGGCCTTGGCCGTTTTTATTGACTTAATAGATTTCAAGGGTTTACCCCAAGATAAAGATAATCCTCCATGGCTGACAGGCACAGAAATAGATCTGACCGTCAAGGACAGTTTTTGTCGATTGACACTTTTGAAGAGGTCCTGGACCACTTCACAGTTTTCGCTCGGCATCGCCAATTCCAAATCTCTCAAACATTCTCCCAGAACACGACTACGTCTATCTAAGACTAACTGCTTACCAGACCCTACTATGCTTCCATTAATAATCAATTGAGAATTAATGGTCCCATA